GATGCTGCTGAGTAAATATATTTCTTAACTCTTGAAAGATCTGATTTTCTATTTGTTCCACCACCACCGTCATCAACAATAACCTCATCTGCATCAACAAGGTCAGCACCGATATCAGTTCCACCATCTATGTCTAAAGAAGTGATTGCTAATGATCCAGCACCGAATCCTCCACTTGTATCCCATGTAAGGTTACCACTACCATCACTCACCAATAATCCCTTATCTACTGCAGCAGCAGGGAATGTATATGTTTGATTACTTGTGATTGAAGCAGGTGCCTTCAACACAATATGATTACTTCCGTTATTAGAACCCTCTACTAGGTTCACTCCAGAACCAGTTGTGGCTGTTTCTCTTGTCCAAAAACGATGTGAACCGATAAATTTGTTAGCACTTGTTGTAGAGTCTATACCTACATACAGGTCAAACTTATCTACCGTAAGAGCTGGTTCTCCAGCTTGCAGTCCTGGGAGGTTAGCATAATTACCTCTCTTAAACTGTAGAATGGGGGATGCCATTTATAAATTTTTAAGTATTGTTTACGCCACCTTCACATCTTCGGTATATACCGTAACAACTGTATATACAGTCGAAAATTATTTATATTTAAAAAGTCCCTGCGTCTAAATCTATCTTGTCATCCAATACTTGATCTAGGTAATCTATCGTATCTGTTGATAATCCAGTAGCAGCAGGTGCTCCACCAGGTACAGTGTTTGCTCCAACTGCAGCGTCTACTACTTCATCTGGATTTACAAATTTGAATGTATCAGTGGGTGCGTCGTATATCAATACCCATCTATTCTGGGCACCACTAGTACTAATATCATTGAGATCAGTTAATTTTTTTGCCACAGATCCTCCTCCAGAACCACTGCCACCAGATAATTGAATAGTAAAACTACTACCTCCACCACTAGTACCAAGAATACCTGTTGATGCTAATCTAACAGATTTATTAGAACTGCCTTGTAGAGATACCTTATATGTCATTATGATATTGTTGGATTGAGTAGTGCTTGACCACTAATAACTTTCTCTTTCTTTCCATTGATATCATTAGTGATAATGACATCATAATTATATCTCCCCTCTGTAGTTACGCCTGTCTGGGCATCAGTTAGGGAAATAGTAATCTCACCATTAGTAGGATCGCCACCAAAAGTTGCTCCAAAAGCAACATGACCAGACGAAGTGTGATGCTTACGCATCTTCGCAGATATGCTATGGTTAGTTAAGTCAAGTGGTGATCCGTCAGATTGAGTAACATTATATGTTGCCTCAAAATCAGTCCCTGCCTCAATTTGTATATTGACTCTTGGAACTGCCATATGAGTATGTTATTTTACTATATCTATTTATTGAGCAGTAATGCTTTTAGCTCTTCTAACTCAGATTTCAATCTATCTAATTCATTTTTTGTATCTAATCTAGAATCCCTGTCCCTAATATATCTCTCATAAGCAACAGTATCTGTGTTTACTATTGCTGTTGTTGAGAGATCTCTTGCAAGATTTTTATGATCTTCTACTTTTGCTTTTCTCATTATGCTACTGCTATTGATCTGAAGTCTAATAACTCTGGATCTTCTGCTTGGTTGACAGATGAAAGAACAACCTTGATTTGGAATCCTGTAAATTGAGGTAGATCATCAACTGAATATTCATATTCAAGGAACTGATCTTCAAGACTTGCAGCAATCTTTGTATCTGCTTGACCGTTATTATTAGCAGGTGCAATAACATTACCATTAGTATCAAGGTTTTGGAAACCAGGAAATAGTTCAAATACCTTATCAATTTCATCTGAATCAGATCTTTGGAGTCTATAAAGAACTCTTATATCTGCAGATGCTGGTCTGAATGCAGCAAATAGAACTTTCAATGATGTTGCAGGGTTCTCTAATTTGATTACCTTTGTTAGATACAAGTTATTATGTGGATCATCTAGAGTATTGACTCTACTATCAGTTGAGTAATTTTCTACGGGTGAGTTTACCCTTGAAGATTCAGTTAGAACTGAACTCTTGAATACATCAACAACTGGAGATACATTCTCGTCATCTGTACTGAATACCATATCAAATGTAAATGATTTAGATCCAGGTAATGCAGTCATCTGTGCATCTTCATTGACCTTAGACGCAACCATTCTTGGATCAGGGAATGTTGTTTCACCCACTAGAGAAACAGGTGAGTATCCTTTGTCTGAGAATGAAGTTTCATTACCACTTACACTTGTAGCAGCAGTAGTTCTTACAGTTGCATCTATAGAAGTTCCTTCTGGTAGACTGTGTGCAATATTAGGTTCAAGAGACTCGAACTGTATGTTTGCAGATGCCCTACCTCTATTTCCACCACCATTCTTATCCTTAGTAAAGACAGTAGAACCAGTAAGTTTCACAACATAAGAATCAAGTGTTATATTATCTTGTATGCTAGATGTAGCATTAGTCAATGCATGTTCTGTATTGATCTTACGAAGAGATACACCTGATAGTTCATATTTCTGAACTGGAGTATCTATTTCATGTGTCTTAGCAAATGAATCATCAACACCTCTAGTAATTGTGCCAGTTAGTTGGTTGGTTCCAACAGTAGTGTATTTGATTATTTCATCTCCAATAAGAGCATAACCAGGATTACTTGCTGATACTTGAGCACCCTCAAAGAAGTTGAATCCTAAACTACTACCAACACTTACTGAACTTGTAACACTCTGAGCATATCCAACAGTTAGTTTAGTTGGTACACTATCACCAGTAATATTATCAATATCAACTCTGTTACTGATGGAATGGTTTCCATGATTAGGATGAGTTACTCTGAAATGTAATCCATCATATTGATCTGTATTTGTTACAACTGTGCTAGGTTTGATATTAGGAAGTGTAACTCCATCAGATATAATTGTATTTGTAGTATCAAACGTGCCCTCACAGTTAGTAAGAATAAGTGAGTTAGCTGCTGTAGTGACACCAACTGTCAAGACTAGATTTTGTCCAAGACCTTTAGATCCAAGTGCAGCAGTAAGCGTATCACCAACCTGATATCCAGTTCCTGTATTGTCACCCTTGACAGTAGCACCAGTGATAGCACCAGATGAAACAGTCACAACACCAACTGCACCAGAACCGCTACCTGTGGAGGTTACAAAGTTTACTGTGTTATAATTACCATCCTCATACCCTGTACCAGCATTCGTGACTGACAATGTGTTTGCAGCCTGTCCAAGATGTGCTAACTTATCAGCAACTACCCCACGAGCAGAAGCGTTAGAAGTCTGTGTAATTACAGAACCAACGTCAGCACCTGTAGTTGCGATGGAAGAAGTTAGACCTACAGTCACCCTCTTCGCATATGTCTCAATTGGGTTCTCAGGTAAGTCATTTCTAGAATCAAAGTTATTCAACTGAGGATTATACATCCTAAGTGTGCCAGGATCAAGTACAAATTTTGCCTTATATGAAACATACTTCATATCCTCCAACTGTGATGGAGTCCATGTTCCAGCAGTCTGACCTTTGAATAGAGATCCAATAGTAGGTTGTTTAGTAACAATAACCTTACCTAACTCAGATTCAGTTGATGTAGTAATATCTGCTTCACCAATTTGACAGATCCATTGGTTATATTCAGATGTTGCAGTGGCAGTAACAAATGCATATTCACCTGTTGGTAAGTATATTGGTGAATCGAATGTGAATTTAGTTGGTACAGATGCATCTTCTGATACATTGACCTGATCAGGGTCTAATATTACTAGTCCATTCTTTACTACGTTCCTTGATGGATATCCATTGACAACATCCACAACAGTTAATTGTAGTGGTATTGTTTCTGACCTACTCTGGAAGAACATATCAACTGATGTCATAAAGATACCAGGTGATTCTTCTACTTGGAATGTCTGTGCTAATGGGTCATCATCACTTTCAAACTCAGTAAGAATCGGTTGGATGATAGTAACTGTATTATCAATGATTTCAGTTATCTCAATAATAACTGGAGGTGGTATAACTGGTGGAGCAGGTTCTACTCTCTCAAGACTTGTCTCGGTAATAAGTGTTCCTTCCGAAAAATGATCAGCAGCAGCACGAGAGAAGTTTAGAGCAGGTACTTGATCAGATGGTAATAAACTTGTCAATAGAGCAGTGTTAGTACCGTTCTTAACAAAATTAGGTGGAAGATAATACGAACCAATAACAGCCCCGTAGTCATCAGTAATCAATCTTATTTGACTTATCTCTGCTTCTGCACCACTAGTCTCACCAACCAATTTCATACCAACAGTAACAAATCCAAAAAAGTTAGCATCTGATTTTTGAGAAAGTGAAGCAGTATCAATGTTTAGAACTGTTGTAGTTTCTGAATATGAGGATGATAATCCAACATTAGGAGTATATGGGTTGTTTGGATATACAATCGTTGGACTAGCAAAAGGACCATCTTTGTGGTTTGGTGCTGCTAATCTAAATCTTATATCAATTCCTTGACTTTCATTCTGAGCAGAAACTGCATATCCATTTACAGTCTCACCTGTTTGGAATGCACCTTGTATAGGTGTTACTTCTAGTAATTTTGGTATAGTACGGTTCTCAATATCCAACATATCATTACCTGCAAACATGTTGAAATGATTAGTACCTGGCTTGAGTCTTGTACCAATAAACTGAATGTTCTGTTCCCTCATATCAGGAATAGACTCTTCAGTTGTAATGATATCGTTAGAGAAACCTATACCATCATCTTGTATAATAAATTGATTTTCTATAAAGATATCTGATTCAGGATTTAGTGTAAGATTACCTCTCCAACTTCTCATCATATATGGGTTGACGTTCTCAACTCTAGTTGCAAATGGTTGAGATCTTTCAATTACCTCTTCATAATTCAGAGTTACAAGATCACCTGTTTTTCTGATATTAGGTGAGTTTAGGTCTTCGGCATATCTTGGATCAACAGTAAGATCTGGAGTTCCATTAGTTCCAACAATAGCACCCGATCCAATAAGAAGATCGATACTATCCTTTTTCTTTCTTGAAACTAACTTACCATCATCGATATCATATTTCAAGAATGGAACAGTCTTATCTGCCACATTGAAATCATTGAAAGGATCAACAACAAAACCATTCTTGAATCTATCAAGACCTGTAGTTGGGTCAGTAATAACAAGACTCTCAGTTGCAGCTTCTAGTAATGATAAGGAAGTAGTCTCCTCAAGATTCTCAATACGAGTCTCAAGTTTACCAATATCCTTCATTGTATAACGTCTATTAGCACGGAAAGTAATCGTTACATCCTTTGTAGCATCATAGACATATGGTTTATAATCAATTCTAGCTAGTTCAAATGCATTACTAATAGCTTCTGGTTCAACTGGTTTTACTGCAGGTGTACCTTGTTGTACAGTGAATTTTCCATTCCTATTGATAAACAATCTATCAATTCTACCTAGGTAATGATTGTAATCAAAGTTTATATTCTCATCAGATACGAGAACAGAAGGTGCTTGACCTCCACCAGTGAATACTCTTGACTCAAATTCAAATGGTGATTTAGTTCCAGAATAAGAAGCAACTCTAGGTCTCAAATCTACAACATCAGTGTTAGGTATATTCTGGAATGCTGGAACAGTATCAAAGTTATCTTTAGTGTAACTACTTGCAGTTATTAAATCACCAGAATCTTCTGAATTGATTACGTAATGATCAAAGTAAACCTTCAACTGTCCTTGTGGTTCTGGGAAATCTTGCTTTCTAACCAATCTACCAAAGTCATAATATTCGTTTCTCTGTCCAGTGTCTAATACGAAGTTCTTTCTAATGTTCTTATCACCTGGCGTAGAAGATGCTAGAATAGTTCTTACACCACTTTCTTGGAAAGTAATTTCTTCATTTACTTTGAAGGTATTATTATTTTTGTATAGTACTTCAACTGCGTTTGTACCACTTCTAGCAAGAACCTTTACAGCACCACCAGAACTCTTACCTATACCAATCTCACCTAAAATTAGATCAGTATTATTAGCATTAGGACCATTATAAGATCCAAGAATCATTGTTGGAATAGTAGGAATTCCAGTTCCTGATGACTCAAACACAGCAGCAACTGATACTACATCAGGTACACCTAGAGATATTTCTCTATCTTGAACTCTCAAACCATATACTCCACTAGGAGTTAGACCATCTGTAATAGATGTGCTGACACCAGAAAAGTTACGGTTAGAACCTGTAATGACAGTAGTTGCTTCTCTTATAAGTTGTTTCTGCTTAGACTTGACCTTAGATTTCTGCTGTGTGCTATGTACAATCATATTAGTCTGACTAGCAGTAAGACCAGATATAGTTGCACCCTTACCTCCATTAGTCAAAGCAAATTGATCTGATGTTAATGTTTCTACATCACCAGTTGAATATACAACAGTATACCTTTCCTCATCAAATGGAGAATATACCAAATCAGTTCCTGTCAGTGTTGGTAAATCCATCTGACCAGAACTATTAGTTGCTTGACCTGTATTTTCTACTCTAATTGATATGGTAGATTCAGTAAGATCTACAGACTCTGTATTAGTGTTAGGTAAAGGTGCATATAAGAATCCACTCTTAGATGCTTTCATTTTACCTGCAAGAATCTTCAGATCACTAACAGTAGTAGTAGAACTAGGTAGTGCCTTATGACATATACCTGAAATTGTATGTGGAGCAGCAACTACAGTAATATTATTATTTGTAGGACTAATAGCACTTACAACGTTGAATGTTACATCAGTTTGCCCACCACGTTTATATGAAATAACATCCCCTACCTTGAAGTTCTTTACCCATCCAGTTGTACCACTAGTAACAACACCACCACTGGTTATACTGAATGAACGTCCTGTAAGATCTTTCTTACTCTCTAAAACTATATCTGCAGCAAATGTTCTACTAGCAGCAGTAGATCTTACCGACTTCACATCATTGATACTAAACTCAGTAACCTCAGTAATAACTCTACCATCTAGTGTGCCATTGACTTTGATCTGTTCATCTTTCGCAAACTGACCAGAAACCTGATGCAATGTGACAGTTGTAGAACTGACTGCAGTGCGAAGATAACCTCTAGCACCAGTACGTGCACCCTCAATTACAGCAGGTAATGGAATAGTTGCTGTTTGATTTATTGTTAACTTTGTATCAGTCTGAATATCAAATAAGTATAATTCAAAAACACTTGTGTCACCAGTGTATCCAGCATTCTGTAATTTGTAATCATATACTCTTGCACGTCCTATAGAATCCCCTGCTTCAGTTGCTTGGTTAGAAGCTAGTCTTGCACTACGAAGATCTATAAAGTCTGATGTAGCAGCATTCAACTTGATCTGAGCAGCATTTAGTACATGGTTTACTCTTATCTTATTACCTGCTTCAAACGGAATAGCAGATGACTCAACAAGAGCAGTAGTTCTTGGTTTTTCAATATCTACAAAATGAGAACCATATGAGTTACATTCATATCCCTTGACGTATGCTTTACCTGGACCTACACGAATACACATCAAATCTTTAGAAGGGGTATTACCTTCGTTAGTTTTTGATCCAGTGAAAAATGCACCAAATACAGAATGCCTATCGTTTAGAGATTCTTTTGCTTCTAAATCAAACTTTGTAACGTAATAGTTTCCACTCTCATCAAATGTTCTACGAGCAAATTCTTTTGCTAACTCTCCATAAAGAGTTTTATCAATTATTTTCTTAGTGCCACCATTCTCTAATCTCTGTAATTCAATAAATGTTTCATCTTGGAAATCATCTATATCTTTCTTACTAAGAACTAGAGTAATCTTTAGTCTATCTGCACCAGGTGCAGTAAAGTTAGAGAACCCAGAAGCATTATCATATAAAGTATCATCATCTACAGCAGTTATAATCTCTTCTTTTACATTGAATCCTACTCTGTATGATGGTGCATTATCATACTGATCTAGTATTACAGTTTCAGGTGATACTTCAATAAATGCTCCACGAGCAAACCATACACCTCTCGTAATTGAGAATGCAGATCCTACGGATGAAGCATTAGAGTTTATAGCAGTAGCAAAATCAGATCCACTTGTTATGGTTGTTGATCCATAAGTGAAATCTGCTAGTGTTAATAGATTTTCTCCATCAAGAAATTGATCATTCAAATAATCATCAGATGTCTTTTCATACTTGATGAATAAAGTTGTATTACTTGTTACAGACTCAGTAGAAGGTATTACTTTTACTACTTTAGCAGTGATACCAGATGTCTTACCCCTTATACTTAAACCAATTAGTTTATCAAAGTACAGTTCTACAGGAACACCAAAAAATGTAGACTCTACTTTTACTGAAGTGTATTGGTTATCATATTTGAAATAACCAGGAATCACCATTGATCCCTCTCGGAAAATATGTTTACCGAATTGTTCAACCTGTCCCTGTAGGATAGATTGTAGTGTTGTTAGTTCCCGTGCTTGTACGGGTGTGCCAGGTTTGAAGAGGACTCGATTATAATTTTTTGACGAATCGAAATCATCAAAGTATGGACTGACATTAAGGTTGGTGTTCTGTGGCATTGTATCAGAATTCTAAGATGATTTTAATATCTTCTCTTTGGTTTGTTGCTCTTGTCACTTCAGGTCTGTTATCAATGTAAATGATGTTACCAGAGTATTTTTTAATCTCTGGGTTTGCCAATCCATTTGTATAGGATTGCCCAAAGTAGTATGTTCTTGAGTTGACAGTGGTTGAAACGCCAGTAAAACCAGTATCAATTGGTAATGTTGCTGTACCTGTTGTAGTAGTAACAGTTACATTAGTATTACCACCCGCACCTGGTGATGACGTGAATTTATTTAGACGGTATCCATAGGTAGGTTTACTGCCTGTACTTGTATCCAACGCAAGGGATCTGTCTTGCCAATACTGTAAAGTTTTAGTTACCGAATCATATCCAATAATCTTACCGATTGCAGTTGATCCGATTCCAATAGTTTGTGTTATATCACCGTCAGTTGCAACACTCATACTGGTTGCAGCAACACCTGCAAGACGTAAACCAAAAACTCCTGATGCACTAGCAGCAGTAAGTTGGTTACTTGTACCAAATATTTGAGGATTTTCGACAATACCAATACGAGCAAACTGGTTTCCTGTTGGGAAATCAGGGTTTGTCACATCAGCATTTTCTATTCTTGAGTATATAAGAACCTTGTTTGCACCTAGTTCTCTATAGATATCAGCACCATGACCGCCTGGTGGTGGTACGATCACAGAGAAAGATGCTCCGCTACCTGTTACAACACTGTCAAGATCTAGAGTTCCAAAACTATATCCTGTTCCACCGTTAGTAACTTGAACTGAATCTGGTTTACCGTTGATGAATGTAACAGATGCTAATCCATCTTGCCCATCACCTTTGATGGGCACATTGTTTTTCGTACCATTGAATTGATACGCTGCAGAAGATGTATTCTCTACAACAATTTGTTCTATCTTACCATCAACAGCAGCATTCCGTACATCTGCTACATCAGTATTGGTTGCCCAATCATCTGGCACTGGTATATAATCAGCACTATCAAATTTGATAATATCACTTGGTTTTATAGTATAAAGATACTTCCAAACATAACCATCACTTTCTAATCTAGGTTGTAGATCAGTGTGAACTGGTTCCTGTAGTGATATAATGCCTTTACCACTATTTGATGGAGCAGCTCCATTGAAAATACACTCATAGACTCTATAGTCCTTATTCATTACATAGAAATTAGAACCATATAAACTTGTAGAGCTTGTCTGCTTACTCAAGTTATTGATACTAATGTCTTGACGATACATCTCGTATATCGTCCCTGTTGTCCATGTAATCTTTTTGATAACTCGTAGTACGTCAGTACTATTAATCTTTTTGGCAGATATTAGGGTGTCGTAGATATTATCGTAATTATCGAAATTATCGATAGGTGATGGCGTATTAGTGTTCCAATCGGAAGCAACATCTGTTGCATTTGGTAGTCCAATAAAAACATAATAGCTGTTATCACTTGTCGAAATTCCGCTTACGAAATTAGTCGCATTCAAAACCCTAATCTGATCCGTGATGACGGCTGGCATTATTTTGAAACTTTTTGTTTATTTATGTGTAATCTTGAAGTAACTTAGTAGATCTTACTATATGAGCCGCAGTTGATAGTCCAGTTAGACCATTTTGCGTATTCGTAGTAAAGGCAAAACCAACAGTACCTGTATTAAATTTAGTCCAACTATAGGAGCCATAATAAGCACCCACACCTGAAGTCAATCCTGTAAAGTTCAACCCATGACCTGATTCAATCTCAACGTGGACTCTCATCGTTTGACCAGAACCCACCTGTGCAATATGACTTACCTGATAGACACCATCAAGGAATTGTGTTGCAATTCCAACTGTTTCGTGGTTTGTGCCAATACCAGATTTGACAGTTACACCTGAACCTACATTTGATCTAGTGACAACAAAGTAATCTCCAGTAGAGATACCAGTTTTAGTTAGACCACCATACTGATTCTCTCTCAAAGGAGAATCCAAAGGTATATAGAACTCAAATTGGATTCCTTTTGTTGTTGAACCTATTCCAACAATAGAACCAGAATCACCGCTAACGGTAACAGTAGATTTTTCTACTATCGGATTAGTAAATCCAGTGGTACCAAAACCAATATTATTTTTCTCTCCATCTATTATCCTAATTGTAAACTCATTGGTATCAGGTGCTTCTGCTTTTGAGAATATCAATGAACCAGCATCAGCATATACTGCAGTATCATTAACACCAACATCTGTTATTATTCTTGCAGCAGGGAATACTCTACCACCATAGATATCTCTTGCTTTACTTACCCTAATACCATCAACAAAGAGATCATCTCTTTGCTTGCACCAAGTAACAGGTCTCTTAGGATCAACAATATTTGTGATTCCTTGATTCTTGTAAAGTGTAGTTTGAAGAGTATCCCTTGAAACTATTTCTCTAACAATTCTCTTATCTTGTGCTACTATATTCTTCATCTGTGGTGAAGACATTATCTGTAAACTATCACCCTTCTTGATTTCTTGTATAGCAGTATCTGATGCTATATCAGCATCTGTTCCTCTATAGAATAGAACTTGTAATTTAGATCCAAACTTAGGTGCTTCAGTAAATTTGATTTGTGTACCACCAGTAAACTCGTATGCTGTAACTGGTTTCTGTAATACATCATCTAAGAAGATCAATAGTACATCATCTAAACTAATTGGCGAACCAGCATCTTTCTCTATACTGATTGCCTTATTATTTTCTTTTAGTGTGAATTGGGTTTTCTTACCATCAAACTCACTAGAAAAATCATCTAGAATTTGCAACTTACCAAATACCCATGCAGCAAACTCATCATCTTGAGTTTCTTTTACAGTAAATTGTATTGCTTCAAAGTTAGTTCCAGCACTAGAATCTGTTGGTATACCTGCAACAGATAATTTCTCTCCTACAGTATATCCATATCCAGTATTTGTTATAACGATATCCTCTACACTACTACCAGCACCAATCTTGACTGTAACAGATGCACCAATACCTGTGCTACTACTAGTAAGTTTTAGATCATCATATGCATATGGCGAATCAATGACTACTTGTGGTACGTCTGTAAATGTATAACCTACACCTGGCGTACCATCCATGAAGATCTTTTTGATACTTCCGTCTTGTATTGAGAATGTACCTGCAGCACCTGTTGTGGGATTACCACCTCTAATCTCTACTCTAAATTGTGTTTGATCTGATCTATATCCTGTTCCAGTAAATCCAAGAGCAACTGTGATAGTTCCAAAACCAGATACTACAGCAGTTCCTATTCCAGTCTGTAGTGGTTGATATCCAAAACCATTTGTATTGTTTATGCCAGCAATAATACCTTTTCTAGGTAACCTATTAGCATTTACATTTGAATCACTATATACCTCATTAAAACCAGCAATAGCATTACCAGTAAATGTTACTGATGTGATGCCAGGTGAAGGAGAGTCTACAAATTCATAATCAATATCTGGTTTCTGGAATATATTGTTTATCAATACGGCACCAAAATCGGTGCTAATTCCAATAGTATTAGCATTATCCTTTTTCAGAGTAAAGGTTTTACCAATACCAGTAAATTGATCAGAAACATCATCAAACACATTATTACCAGTATAATCACTTCTTATAAACGATCTTCCTTGGAATGAACTACCTTTAAGCACATCAGCAAATAAAAGATTATGAGTTCCTATACCAGCACTTGTTAAATCAATCTTATTTCCTAAAAGAGCATCTGCTCTATCTGCAGCAAAAGAGAAATTATTTGGAGCATTCTTTATCAAGAAATAATCAGCATTACCACTCAAAGGAGTTGGTGGATTGAGTGATCTAAGTTTTACTTTATCACCTGTACTAATCAATTCTGTTAGAACAGTAAAATTATCATTAGCAATGTCAAAGTTTGCAGAACTTACACCAACAGTTTGTCTATTACCACCATAAGGAACATCTGCAAAATGTATAGTGTCATTGATAATATTGTAGTCACCATATACCTTTTGGATAGCATCTCCAACAGCATGTGTTTCTTGTGTTGTTCCTAACCACGCTCTATCAACCAATACATTGTTGGCAACTCCACCAAATCCAACTGTTTGGATTCTCATCACTTCATTACCAATTTTTATCAAATCAAATCTCTCATATCCTAGAGCATCAGTGAATAAAACTTCTCTATTTGGTATGGCAGCTGCTAATGTTGTTCCTCCATCAATTCTAGGATATAACGGTGATTGAATTATATTATCAAGAGAGATAATACATTTAGAATTTTGCTTTATGGCAGAAAAAGTATGAGTACTTCCAGAACCTACAGTTGTCAATCCTATGGGTGAATTTGATATTGCTAATGCTTTTGATGCAGCAACTTTGAAATGATCTTCATCTACTTTGATTACGAATACTTCATTTGGTAATGTAGTTGCAGCACCTACACCATTGACACCATGCTGTATACCAATTTGACCACTTCCAGCTTCATCTGTATATGTTATCTTTTCACCTGTTACATAAAAATGATTTTTTATGGTAAATTCATTTGATCCAAGCAATAGAACATTAGTATCTGCTCCTGAAAATGAATGAGCAAAAATAGGATCTCCTTTATGAGTCAACTTGAATTTCTTCAAGAAAGACTCACCCTCAGAATTAAATACCTTATTCAGTGACGATAGTTGAAACATTAGATCGTGAAGGTTACGTTAGAAGCGATAGCATCGGGTTTGTCTATAATAATTTCAGATACTCTTACCACATATGCTTTGTTTGCTAGTGGAGTAAATCTAAGTTGTGAACTTGTACCTGCTACAAGCATATCTGTAGCACGAATATCACGTTTAGGATCATCAGCAGTGGATAAATTATTGTATTTTGAATAGTTGCTATTACCAGCGTAACAGTTTGATGCAACTATAAAGACAGAATATTTATCGTCCGTTGTATTATGTATTTCCACATGGTATCTGGCAGATGTATAAGAATTGAAACTCTTAGATGATATAATGTTTGCAACAGGTGATCCAGTAGCAACTATGGTTGTTTTATTTCCATCTAACTTAGCATCACCAACCTCAATACCTGTGAGAGGTATTCCTGTACCAGCAACAGTTGTGGCAACACCAACAACTGATGTAAGAGTTGAGACTGTTACTGCTTTATTAGCAGGTGCTGTGAAATTGAGTTTCAATACGTTGCTAGTAACAGTGGGAAGGAATGTTCCACAATCTGTTCCAGCATCCATAGTACCAAAGTTAGTATACTGTAAGTTATTAGCACCATCTACTAAGAATGTGTACTCATCGATTTCTTTCTCACCAGTTATCTTAGCAGCAACTGTAATAGATCCAGACTTGAACTTAGTTGAATCAATATCAAGAACACTCTTTGTAGCAGGTGAAGCAGAAGAAGGTATAGCAGAAGTAACACCAACCTTCTTGAGGTTTCCGTGAGATGTTAGACCTGTACCAACAGCATCACCCATAACTTCCTTATAGAAAGTAATATCATAAGTGTAGACATTATTGAATGGTGTGAAGTTTACAGAACAAACACCACCATTAGCGGAAGCAGAAAACTCACCTAAGTCAAAGGCATCAGAAACTTCTGAATAGGTGTTCATAAATCCTATGGTGCCATCATGTGAAACAACAAACTCTGAATACTGAGTGATGTTGTAACTTATTCCTAATGAAGTATCAAGAACAACCTGTGCATAATACTTGATGGCAGTTACAGTGCCCATATCAAACTGATCAATTTCTATAGTTTGAATTAGATCAGGATCATTATAAAAGTCTGGACTAATATCATCTATTTCTAGAACTCTATTAGATCTACACAATATAGAATCACCTGCTCTGAATGAGTTAAATACTATCTCATTACTCAGTGATTGTAATGAATCAGTATTTTCATGTACAAGGTCATGGTGATGCTTACAATCAATATCTGAATATGAGTTTATCAATACAACATTATCTGTAGCAGTAGAAGTACCAACCTGAACACTAGCACCAGCACCAACAGGTTCTGAATTGATTAGTAGATCAGAGTGTTTCTTGAATCCAGCAATATGTGCCAGTGAATCAACTGGTTCACTCCAAGAAGATATACCAACAAAACTCTTCAGTGAATATGCAAAGTTTTGATAGTAATCATTATCTTGTACTCTTTGATAGAACTCACTAAGTTTACCAGTATCTTTCTCCCATCCAAATCTTTTCTCTATCGTACTATCAACTTCAAAGTGACCTCCATAATCATCCATTGATTCAATAGTACCACCAGCAAGAGAATATCTACCTCTTACTTTATCTCCTGTATTCAATCCAACTAAACTACTTACACGTAAAACACTTAGTTTCTTACCATTTCCTGTAATAACATTGACATCATCAGTCAATGGTTCACCATCTAAGAATTGACCCTCACGTAGATTTAGTTTGAACTTAGCAATATCTCTATCATTAGATACAGATCCAAACTTCTGAAAATCATGGAAACCAGGATCATTATCTACAGCATAAGTCAGTGTAGCAGAATCAATTTGTCCAAAGGCAGTATTGACACCTGTTAGCACAAAACTCTTGTACTCATGATCTGCAGAGTTGAAACCTAGTCCAGAACTTACACCAACATTCTCAACAAATACCTTATCACCTACAGCAAATGGTAATGGATTTGTTGTAGTAAATCCTGTAAGTGGTGTCTGTAATTTTAGAGTCACATTTGGAGCAGAATATGTTGCACTTACAATACCAACTCCATTACTGTTATCTACAGCAAATAATTCACTATCACCACTTGCTAAATTACCACCTCTAGTAATAATTTTAACCGAACCAACTGCACCCCCATTTAGTTCTACTGAGAACTTAGCATCTTCACTAGTAGTATTTGTTTTACTGTTATATACAACCAAATTAGGTGGTGTAATATACTTCTTACCAGTAGATGTTATAGCAACACTATCTACAGCAAAGTTATCTTTCAAGAATACTACCTGTGACACTTCTGCCTCTGGTCTTAGTGTTTTATCTGAAGGATAGTCATATCCAAAATCAAGAATTCGTACATTACTCAAAGCACCAATATTTGATCCAAATGAAGAGAATGACGCAGATGATCCAGTTGTAGATGCTACTGAAATATTTGGAAGATCTTCATATGAAACTCCTCCAGATGTTAGTCTTACTTTACCAACTGCACCTGTTACATTCTTAGATGTAGTTCTACAAGTCAATTGAGAAATACTGGTGTATCCTACTCTTTCTGGTTTATCGAATATATTGAATTCGTATGTATTAGCAGTAACACTAGTAATACTATGTCTACCTGTGTACTTACTTGTATTGACTATAATTTTAGAATAATCAACAATATCCTTATTGATCTCTATAACATCAGTTCCTTGAATAGTTGATAACTTGTAGTATAGAACTGATGGAACTTGTTCTGTAAAATGTACTCTTGTCTTACCACCAGTAATACCTGGTTGTATTGGAGTAGTAACTTCTATAGCAGATACACCAGATCCAACAAACTGTTTTTGATAGTCTTGATCTAAGAAAAATTCTAACTTCTTATCTGCAAGAGTATTACTTGATGTATCAAACTCTAAAGTATCACCTATGGTAACATTTAGAGGTGGGTTGACAGAAGAACCTATACTTACAAACCTTGTAACAGAATTGTAAGTCATAGTCACTGCACTGGTAGCAGAAGAAACAACTGTAAGATCTATGACATCATCAGGTCTTAGAGTATGGTTCTCTTTCGTAGTTACTGCAACACCAACCATCTCAATGGTTCCTGTTATAGCACCTCTATTTGTCTTGAAGAAGTGAGTATTACCAATACCAGTGTTAGTGTCAAACATAACACGTTGTAGATCAGATCCAATACCACTCTGCGTAGTAACAATACCAATAGTATCGTTAGTAAGAACCTGAACAAAAACTTCAGAAGGTAACGGTGCTTTGAATCCAGCACTGACATCTTTCATAGCAGGTGTCTGGTATGTTAATGATGTACCAGCACCAGGCGAGTATGTAAGTCTCTCACCCTGTCTAAATTGATTAGGTATAAAGATAGACCTTGTAGGTATATTCTTCGCTTGAGACCTTACTGTGATTGTATGAGCAATGCCAGGTCCGAATGTTAATCCTATACCAACATCATTAGCAGCATCAAAGTAGGTAACAATGTCCTTTACAGTGTCTCCTTCAAATTTATTTTGTAGGTCATACGTAAACTCTTTCTCTAACCTTACAATATTAGATCCGAATGTATGTGCAGCAGCAACTGTACCGTTTTGTGCTCTTAGTAATTGTAATTTATTATTGAAAATATCGAAACCAAAAATCTTCAATTGCTCTGAATTGATAAGAACAATATCATCTATTTCAAATTTCTTTGCCTTAGTTACATCAGGTAGATACTCACTCAATAATATGCTAGTGGTTGCACCAACAGCATCCATAGTAACCCCTAAACCAGTTCTAACATCTTTCGATTGTATTCTTGTGATTGCCTGTAATCCAGTATGAGTATCTGTTGATATACCAGATATTTTCACAAATGATTGATTTGATATACCATGAGGAGTGGTAGTAAATCCAGTAACTCTACCACCACCACCTTCAGTAGTAAGAACTACATCATTAAAAGTTGTGATTTGGGTTGAGAACGAATCTATCTTTGGAGCAACTACTTCAACAACATCACCTATAGCACCAAAACCATCAGTATCAGTGTTATCAAATACTAGTTTGTCACCAACGTTATAATTATTACCACCATCAATAATATTGACTTTCTCTATAGAACCATCACTTATACCTAAGACTCTTGCATTGATCAATGTATTTTTTGATCCATTAGAAACGAACTCATACTCAGGAATATTATATGAATTAGTATTTCTTACAAGACCTAACATGATAGGATCTAACTTTTGATTAGTATCCTCATCAATATTATATTCATCTAATTTTGAATGATAACTATCACCTACAATATATGGAAACTCAGGTTTTCTGACACCATTGAAAGGATCTGATGGGTTGGAAGTTACATTTGCATTGACAGTTGTATAGTATGCATATACACCGTTTGGATATTCTGGTGTAGCAGCAAATCTACCGTTATGTTCATCCAGATCTCCAAAACCTTCGCTATATGTAAAGTCTTCTACAAAGAATCCAGCAGGGAACTTAGATATACTAGGACCATCAGATCTTGCACCAGATAACCTTCTATAACTTGACTTTATGTACTTGAGTGAACCATCTACAATTGCATAAGGACCGTAGATAGGATTTCCATCATAAGCATATCCCAAGATAGGAGAATGTGTTAGTCCAACATCACCTTTGAAGTCTCTAAGTTTTCTTGGAACATAATAGTTTACATATGGGTTGCCATTGTCTTTTGCAATCTCATAGAATCCATCATCATCTTTGACATCTCCAAATTTAGCATATCTTTCAACCTGATTTACAGTCCATGTCTTGATTTTACTAGAGAATATAGAATCTTTACCTGGCGTTCTAGCAACACATGTTGTACCTCCTTGGGTATATCCTATACCCTTATCAATCATATTAATACCTGTTATCTTACCACCAGCAATTATAGCCTTTGCTTTAGCACCTGTGCCATCACCAGTTATAATAATATCTGGAGTGCTGAAGAAATTCTCACCACCATTTTTCAACACTATCTGATCAATTTGTCCATTAGATATGAGTGGTTGTAGATATGCATCTTTACCAATCACAATATCTACAGTAGGTACTAGTTTATCATTGATAACAGTAGATCCATAACCAGTGCCACCAGATTCTACATGTACTCCAATAATATTACCTCGTATAATTGGAGTTGCTGATGCAGCAGATGTTGTTATTCCTTGTCTACCATCTATCTCAATTGATATAGGAGGATCTTGGAATGTATGATTACCAGCACCAGAATTTGCTATAGTTACTAGATCCGATAAATCTTTTTTGGTTGATAATCTAAATGAGTCATCATCTACCTTATTAACAAAATATTCTGTATTATTTGTTAAGTTTCCAGCAGCACTAGCAGCAGAATACTTAACAATTTCTCCAGAATCAAAACCATGACTAGGAATATTGATAGTATCAATGTGGTGATTTATAGCAGATGAAGGAATAGTAAGACTTCTATTTTTGACTGTACCACCATTTACAACAAGAACCTTATCAACTATTTGTCTTCTATCTGTAGTTGTAAACTTCTGAATACCTCCACCATTTGAAGTGAATGGAACTGAATTTATACCAGCAAGAGCACTAGCCTCAGTCTCTGCTAGATGAATACTAAAATCATCTAACTTGATAACAAAATAAGGTGCAGAATCTACTAAGTTACCTGGTGTTATTCCAATACCTATTTCTGTGGTTCCACCAGATGAATATATTATCTTCTCACCATTCTTGAATCCATGAGGAGTTGTGAACACACATCTATCAGTATGTGTATTGACAACACCACCAGATGAAGTACTATCAAACTCAACCTCTTGTGGTTGAATTTTCATCTTTGCTTCTATTATAACGTCTTTACTATTACCACCAATGAAATTGACATTAGGAATCTCTTCATAATCAAGTCCCTTACTATCAACTAAAACTTCTGTTATTGTACCTTCAACTTGTGTTGTACATACTGCAGAAGTCACTCCAGTAGTATGTCCATCCTGTACAATAGACAAAGTAGGTGGATTGACTATATCATATCCTGAACCTTGATTCAATACTTCTACAGAAAGTAGAGGACCATGATAAACTTTATCAGTTGATTTATATGAATATGCTTCTACACCATTAGCAAATAATCCTACTGATCCTTGAACGGTATTTGTCTTTGTATCTCCAAACTCAGGTTTCTTGAATCTTCTAAGAATCTTCTGTGCACCAAGATCAGTGCCATAAACGACCTGTGGGGTCAATGTATGAGTTGATACACCTATTATATCATCAGCGTCAAATACGTTGATAAACTTCCCTCTACGAACGTTATCTGGAGAGTATGCTAAAGACAGGGTATTGATGTCATGTGATTTGACATAGTATGGAACATTATCATCTAAATTCGATAAAGTTCCTATACCTGAAACATACGAATATACAACTAAGTCACCATCATTGAGATTATGATTAGGTGATGTTAGTTTAGTTGTAGTTGCTGCAACACCAATATTATTGAATGTTCTTATTCGTTTCTGTGGATCAATATCCCAATGAGGTAAACTGTTAGATGCGACATATACCTCGTCACCATTAGAATAACTGTTTTGTACATCAGCAGTAAACCCAAGTTGGGTTTTTATATTTCTTCTGATAAAATATGTTTCATTAGGATTTAAAACAACAGTACTAACTTCTATCTCGTTATCTGATATAATATCTGTGATGGTACCTGCTGACACTGCATCATTAAGATCTACAACGTCAATCTTGTCACCAGCAAATAAATCATGTGGTTGGTTTAGTGTAAATCTATAATTGCCAGGTGCAATAGTATTGATTCCACGAAGACCATACTTAGATGCAGTGTTATGAATAAAGGTTGTCCATCTAGGATCTTTTTGTTTCTTACCTAAACTCTTTACATTGATACTACTCTCTTCTTGTTGATTTATAGCTGTTCCAACAAAATTATTAAGAACACCTAAGACATTTAGATTTACTCTCTTAGTAAGATCACCGTTCGCATATGAATATGCAAATAGACCAGCAGTTACAGTTGATCCTATACCACAAGGTGATGTTATACTAGAAACACCTAAGAACTGTGTATAATTCTTGTCAGTGTAAGTAAATGTTCTATCCTCAAAACTTAGTGTGCCACTGTCTTCAAATCCAACAGTAGAGTCAACATTGAGAATATTTCCTGATGCAGGTGTGCTCTTTGTTAGGAAGGTTTTACCTGCTTGCTCAAATTTACCAATAGTTGTTCCTTTAGATAAAGCAACCTTATAATATTTTTTTCCACCAATAAGACAAAGTTCTACACTGTAGATAGATCCACTAGTTTGTATAGGTGTAGTGTCCTGTATTAGACTCTGACCTTCAATTAGTAATGGATCACCACTTACTACATCACATACTAAAACATCATTTACAATATAATCCGCATCTGATGGTCTTACTAAAAACTTAGATGGTTGAATCATCTCAACTGGTTCACCATACAGTGCACCAAATAATATCTTGAATGCTTCTTCTGTACCTTTAGACTTATAGAAATCTTTTGCTTGTCTAATGAAGTTAGACTGGTTCAACTCCTCGTTTAGAGGTCTCTCAGAGAAACCTGGTAAGAATTGTACCTTGAGTTTCTTTAGAAACTCCTTTAGAAATATATTACTAAGATTTGTTACCCTTGATTCTGTTTGATGTGTTCCAATACCTGTTCTAGTAAATGTAAGGTATTCTGGAGCATTAGTCCTACTATTTTTCTCTATACCACTAAAACCCCTAACACAACCTGTGAAAGAAGTAGATGTAATACCAGTATAAGTTATTATCTCATCATTTATCTTTAGTAGACCCCATTGCCTAGGCCAACCTTTCGTAGAATCAACATTTATCGTATCAACAAAACCATTTGCATAAGAAGTCGTGGATGTAAATCCAATCAACATCTCATTATTAAGAAAATCAAGACTCTTATACTCAACAAGATTATCAGCAATATCAACTGCACCGCCTTGAAACTCTTGAGAATAATAGTATTGTTTTAGAAATTCACCAAAGAAAGGATTTTCAGAATCAATATACTGAGGTATTTGACTCTGAATTATTTCGTTGATCTTAACTTTTGTAAATGATGTTGTGATCATTAGTATCCGTATCCACTACTGCTGCTTGAGGAAGATGATGAAGAAGATGTCGATGATGATGATGATGATGATGTTGTTGATGACATCGTTGATGAACTATCTATCGGAGTTGACGAGAAGGTTCCTCCCAAACTTTGCTCAAGTGTGTCGTAAATAACATCATGTGGTGTTGATACGTGAACAGCACCAACCATTTTTTTACCTGTATTTGGATGAAAGTGGAATGCACCGTAGTAAGGTTGTCCATTTACATATCCAACCAGTGTGCCACTAGATGTGCTTGTTATAATATCACCTCTTACTTTTGTACCGTTACTGTAACTAGATTGAATATTGAATCTAGTACCAGATGTATTAGCACCCGAAGCGATAGAGTCTTCTCTCATAAAGAAATTGCTATTAGCAACAGAAAATTGTAAATACAACTCTTTTCTTCCAAGAACATCATTTGATTCAGGTATTGCTTGAACTTCAACAATGTTATTTGGTTTTAAGGTGCTGGTTATATTAGCAGTATTGATAAGGACTTCACCCTTTTTATAATCAACAGTTCCAAAGGTATTTGAAAGTACCTTTGCTGTGTTATCAGCTTGAAGACTGAATAAGAATATGTTACCCTTATCTGTTCCCTCTATACGTTTATCAGAGAAATAAACAGTATCAGATATACCGCTTACAGTAAATCCAGTAGATTTGATGTTATAAGAATCTGCTCCTATATGGAATTCATTCTCATAACATATTTCATATTGTGTAAATTGATTGATCTTTGCAAATAAATCTTTCCTCATTCTTACAGTAGTAATGTTTGAGGTGATTGTAGTGCTTACATTATCAATAAGTGAAAGAACTTTACTGTATTTGAATCTGCCACCAAATTTATTCAATTCAGGTCCAGATGCAAACGATGTTAATGAATTGATAACATCAGTTTTCATATTCTCAGGATCTCCTACAAAGTTTGCATTGTAGTAGACGTAACTATCAATTTCTACATATAAGAACTTCAAGTCAACCATAGTAGGTAGAATACCTGCTACTGAATAGTTCTTTAGAGAACTAAGTATTTGTTTCTTAGTGAAATCAGATAAGAATGATCCATTCTTAGGTTTAGCAGCAATGTAAACCTGACCATACCTAGGAGGAGTGAGTTCCTCACCACCAAAAGCACTTATAGATTCTATATTGGGATATACAGAAGGTACAATTGCTTCGTAATCACTTGCAGTAACTGCTCTATGTTGTGTTGAGTATAACCTAGGAGCATAGTATCTAATACTCTGCAAATTCTCTATATCGTCACCATTTTCACTAACATAGTTGGGAATGATGGTTGCAGTAAAATCGCTTATTGTTGCATCGTTCTCATCAGACAATGTACCAGTAAATGATAGACGTGAGACACCATTACCATCCTTTCCGTTAGTCTTGATGTATGTAACATCAACAACATTACCATTGGTTAGTTTTTTACCGAATATACCATCACCAAATAAGACTTCATATTTCTCATCAGTTGTTTCCTGAATCAAATAGATCTTAGATGTAGACGTAATACCAAGTATATTATCAACTAACGCATATTCTTCAATTGTTGTGCTTGAGGCATTTTCTCTTACGTTGACACGTATAGTTGAGGTATCAATACCATCGTTAGGTAAAATGAACCTCTGATTCGGTTTAGATTCATCGATAACAAATGTATTGGACAAAAATTGTCCTTGAAATACCCTAAGGATACCTTGTGCTTCACCATTAAGTGCAGTTCCAGTAACCTGTTCGGGTATAGAAAAGACGTAGTTTATATTGTCAACATTACCATTACCAATAATACCTGGTTCAAATTTTAGAACAGTGGTGTCTGCAGGTAAATCAGATATGTTATAACTGACATCTGTTATTGCTGCTCTTCTTGACCTAGGAACATATCCTATATTTCTTGCTAATGATACTACATTCTCTCTCAAAGTTGCACTGTCAATGAAAGTCTCATTGACAACCATGTTGGTGTTGTATGCTGTACTATATGAGTTGTATGCTAATAGATTGATCAATACGGACAGATTAGATCCCTCAAAGTCCATATCAGTGAAATTAGAGTTTTCTCTGATATAATCTTTGATGGAACTTTTTATATCCTCAAAATTTAAGTTTGTAAATTGTTGCAGTGCCATTATAATCTTGTTGGTTCGAGTATAAAGTTGACGGTTTGTGTTGGTGACGATAAACCAACAATATCGTATTCTATGCTTATATCCAAAGCATTATCATCAGGAGTTGCCTGAACACCTATTCCTGTCAATCTGACTCTGGGTTCATGGTTAGTGATAGTTAGTTCTATCTCTGTTCTTATAGGATCTACAAAATCTGAGGTTGCAAGTTCAAATAAAGAACCCTCAATCCTAGTACCAATCAACCTATTGAAGAATATTTCACCTATCTGTATGCGTACCAAATTTTGCACAGCCCGCTTTATAGCGTCCTCATTTTTCAAGACAAGTATATCGTTAGTAACAGGATGTCTTTTGAAGGATAAAGAAATATCCTTAAAACCCCTTGAAAATGTTTGTGCTGGCACCAGTTTCCAGAATCTTGGTATATTTATTATTTATTGCTGAATTTAATAGTCATCTTCATGACCGAGATACTTTACTTCTACGGTATCTGGATGAGGGTAACCACTGGAGTAAAATTCATCTGCTAGTTCTTGAGTGATATCTAGCATCTCATCTTCATCTATTCCTTCTCTAATGATTACTCCCTCAACGTAGATATTATACAAATCGTGCATCGTTGAGATAGACATTTTTTATCTATCTATAAAATCCTTGTCTTTTCGTGTCCTACTCTTGCTTTAGGGTCACACCATATTTCATAACCTGCTTTTATTGCATCTAAACAGAATGATACATCTTCCCCACACATATCTTGAACTTCTCCTGATTCAAATACTTGCATTTGAGGAGCAAACCAAGGATACTTCATATCAGCATGTTCAAAGACTCCGTGCTTGATAAGTAACCAACCAAATCCAGCATAGTCAACAGTAAATGGTTTACGTCTCTTAGTGATACCATCTAACATCTCATGGTTCATTACACCGCCATTTTCTTTGAAATCACCTTCTTCTAACCAATGTGCTACTGATGATGTATTACCATCTTCGGTTACATACCATCCAGAAGCAATATCCTTATCCATACAAACGAGACGGTAGAACTGGTCAATACCAAAAACTATATCGCTATCAATCCATAATTGATAATCATACTTCAACTTACCATCCCATGGCAACTGATCAGGACCTCTGAGAACATTTGCTCCTAAACACTTACATCGAGCAAAGTTCACCATTGAACTGTAGTCTTGTGATATCTGTATACTTGCTCCTTGTTGTACCAACTCAAAACAGAGTGATACGAAATTCTTGAGATATGTGTATGATACTCCTCTACCTGGTAAGCAAAAGACTATGCTTTTGCCTTTGATCATTGCTCTTCCTTTTTCTAAAGAGTAATCATCTTTATCTGCAGTTGGTGATTTAGAAACCACCTTAAATCCTTTTGCCATAACTAAGTGTCAGTCATATACATTATAACAGATTATATAGGTAGTCTGCAACCTTCTTATGTCCAAGTTGTGATAAGTGACCTCTAGGTCTCCAATTTTCATTTTTACCCCAAAAACCACGTTTTCCTTTTCCTATTATTTTCTTGATACGATGTAATTTACAATCAGTCATATCATAGTAAAATGAATCACCTTCTTTCCATCCTCTTGGTTCTACACTCCAATGTATTACTTTTATATCTTTCATCCTACAATATGAATCAACAAGTAATATATTCTTCCACATGTTCTCGTCATCTAATCTACAATTTTGAAATTTTGTATAAAATGTTACTGCTAGTGGTTTAGTTACTGCATAACCATCCTTGTATACTTGAGGTATGATACCTTCTACTTTACCTGATTTGTAAATATGCTCTCTTCTATTCTTAAATGTCCATTGCACTATCACTTGGTCAACATCATGATCCTGTAGATGCATCAATGTTCTTCTGGCAATATTATCATTACTAGCAGCACATTTAGCAATATTTGTTGCTCCTAGTATTTCAGCATAAGTTTGTTCTCCTTCCTTTAGTTCATCACCCCAAGTGAAGGAACACCCATTACATAACAGTGACATTGTACTTGTTTTCAAATAATCTAGCATCTTCGATGTTATTTACCATCGGTTTTCCACGAACATTCAAAGATGTGTTTAGTAGGACAGGACAACCTGTACGTTCATACCATGCCTCTAGTATGGGTCTCAGGATGCTCTCAGATGTTTCTGGGACTGTTTGTACCCTAGCAGAGTTATCAACGTGTAGACAAGCAGGTATATCGTCCTGACGCTTGCATTGATAAGTATAAGACATATACCTAGAGTGGTCAGGCATATCAAAGTAATCATGGCAATGCTCCTCCAGAATAGCAGGGGCAAATGGTCTGAACTTCTGTCTTTGCTTGATATCGTTAACGAGGTCTTTGGTTTGAATTTCTCTTGGATCCGCCAATAGACTTCTGTTACCAAGAGCACGAGGACCGAACTCTGCACGACCATTTGCAACACCAACGATCTTATTTTTGAGTAGGCACGATACCACCTCTTTCGGATCGATCTTACGCTTGATGTTATAACCAAGGTAAGGTGAGAATTCAACTTTTGATCCATCTGCCAATAATGCTGCACCTAAGGCACCTCCAGCGTCACCAGGACAAGGCATAATCCAAAGATTGCACCTTTCCCTAAGTTTTGTGTTTACAACACAGTTGAGAGCAACTCCACCCCCATAACAGATATTATTGCTATATTTCTTTGCTTTGTCAAATATTATCTGTAATTCCTGTTCTAGTATCTTTTCTGCACTCTTAGCAACGTCATATACGTTACCTCTCATTTCTTCTCTACGAATACCCTTATGATTGTTTCTATGTAAGAAACGCTCAACACGATTCATATAAACAGGATTTCCAAATGCTGCCATCCCCATAAAGATATATTCTTCATCTAGGGGTTTTAGACCTGCCCATTTGGTCAATGCACTGTACCATAGACCAATAGAGTTAGGATACTTCCTAGACCACACCTTTTTATACTTTGCCTTACCATCAACCATCTTTGCAGTCCATATCGAACTACAATCCCATTCTCCAATAGAATCAACAACTACACACGCTGCTTCTTCAAATGAAGACGTTTGAAACGCTGCAGCAGCATGAGACTTGTGATGCTCGAAATATACGGTTGGTTCTAGTGAATAATATCTTTCATTCTTTACAGTTTGAAATTGACCTGCAAATAACTGTCTACTCTTCTTCCAAAAGGGCATTTCATAAAATGCTACTACATCATCCTTCTGAAATGTCTTTGCAGTAACTATCGCTCCTAAATCAAGAGTTTTGTCATGTTTCTTCTTTGAGTATCTTTCTGAGTGCGTTGCGTAACAAATCTTGCCATTATTGACTACAGCAATCGCAGCATCGTGGAAACCTTCCGAAAATCCTATCATTCTTCGTCTTCGTAAATATAAGGATCTTCACGTTTTAATTTCCAGAGTTTGTACTCTCCATAGATCCAATTCCAAAGTTTTTTCATATTTTTGATTAATGCGAGGTATTTATCCCCACGGTTTTGTATTGAATTCATTATACCATTCATCGTAAATCCATGCTAGTTTTTGTCTACCGTACAATATATCTTCCTCGGAAAGGTCTTGCATATCACTGATCCATTGATCTTTCAGTAATTCATGTCTAGGTGCCTTAGTTCCCTGTTCTGGATAGTAACAATTGTGATATAAGTCATTTATTGGATAATCTAGAAATTCTGACAATTCTTTTGTCTTACCACTCCACAATTCTTCCATTACGATAGGTAAAGTCGGAAATACACTAGACCATTTCTTATAGATGTCTACGTAAGAGTATGCGGAGTCTAAAACTGATTTCCAGTAAGAAATACTGTCAGGATACTTCCTATTGATCATTCTCCACTTGAATCTATCTTTTATGTCTCTATTTTCCCAATCAAAACCCATTTCTGATTTATTTTGCGATCTGAGTCTATAATGAGAAGACATTTCAGAATAATGCCTTCTTACTGGATCTCTATAAATTATTAGCACCTTTACATTGAAATGTTGCTTCAATACAGGTGAAATGCCAACTAAGAAGTGATATGGTAAAGTAGCAAGTTCATTTGAGAAATCCATGACTGCTTTATAGTCATGTTTGACATTTTCCCAAAGAATCTTGTAGTAATTGACATAAGTGTCAATATTTGGATCAGATCTAAAGTAATCTCTTATTTGTTCTTTAGTTTCTTGTAGATACTTACTATATTTGCCCCAACTCCTATTTCTTCTTGGTTCTTTCCTATGAGATATCAATTCATCAATTTTTTGCTCCCTATGCTTCTTCCAATACGCATATCCATTTATTTCAGACAAATGCTTTAGCAATCTGTCTTCTTTTACAAGTCCACAGTGTCCGAACTGATTTGTTACCTGTAAACTGTACCATAACGGAGTAGTTGCAGACCAACCAGTTCCTGACCCAAGAATTAGGGTAGGTTTATCATTCATGGTCTATATATCAGTATGAAACCAACATTATTATTGAATCCTGGTACGGGATGGGCGGCTACAACACCATTCTACTATACTTTAGCGTTAGATAACAAATTTACTCATGCAGGGCATCTAAAAGAAAACAGTTATCTGTATACACTAAAAAATCCAGAATATGAAC